ACGTGAAGGTATGCGTGAAGGGGGTAGGAAAGGGGGGTTGATAGCCTCCGCCAACCGAAAGGCTAGGGCTTCTTCTTCATCTTCAACTTCATCTTCAACTTCATCTTCAAAGAAAGATATACCTAAAAAAGTTGTTTCTGCTAGTGAGTACCACGTACTTATGCAAGATGCAGATGTCAGGCATGTGTTAGATTGCATACCCAAAAACAGAAAAATGGCAGTTAAAACTATTGTCAGTTCTGTTGCTAATGCGTTATTAGAAATCGATTCGTTTGCTGAGCCACCATCTGAAAATTTGAGTGTGTGGCTTGGTGAGCGCATTGTTGACTACTACAAATCACCTGAAGGCACTGGTAAGTTTTTTAGATCGCCAAGTAGGTGGCTTGACGATGGCGGGTATTTAGAACCTGAAGAAACTTGGTCTGCTAGGTCAGAAGAGACGAGCAAATTCTAATGACAGAAACACACCCACCTTTGTACGTAGGAATAATTGATTTGGTTAGAGAGTTGTGGCCTAACGCAATGTGGACTGATGCACTACGTACGCAATGGCGTAACAGGTTAGCCAAACAGCCAATAGATAAAGTGATGCAATCAATTCGTGAGCATCATGCAAATTCACGGGGCAAATCTCCATGCCTAGCCGATGTATTAAAATACTTACGTATAAATGCACCGGCGGAGGTTTCAACGTGTCGGATCGAAGAAGACGAAAAAAGAAAAGTAGAAAAAGATCGCCAAGAAACGAAGACGATCTTGAGAAAGATGGACAGCCACCAAAGGAGCGAGTCCAGAAGAAAACTCGAAGTAATAATAAAAAAGAAGATTCCAGAGGATTGGGAAAAATGGACCCAGACCCAGTGTTCTTTAATCTTAGCAATAGCGACGAGCAAATCGTCGAGTCTTTAGTTAGAGATAACCTCATTGACATCTACGTAGATGAAGATGGGGTTTTCTATTATGCTTTATCTGAGTTAGGTATTAAGGTTTACAAACAAATGGACGACGAGCATGGGTAGAAAAAGCAGAAATAAAGGCAAGGTGGGCGAGCGTGAAGCAGTCAACCAAGTTTGCAAGCAGATGTGGGGTTGCACGGACGCGGCCCGCACATCACAATTTCGTGGTGATTTAACTCCTGACATTGATATAGGTTTACCGATACACGTAGAAGTTAAAAGACACGCACGTATTGCAGCAGTTAGGTTTTTAGAACAAGCAGAACGCGATTCTCACGGCAAGATGCCAGAGATAGTTTTAATGCGTGAAGATGGTGACACTGATTGGATTGTTATGTGTCGCTGCAAAAATTTGGAGCAGGTAGCAAATGACATTTTCAGAGGGCAAGACGCAACTTTGGATAAATAGCCTTCAACTAATTACTTTGATCATTGGGATATTTTTGGTTGCTGTTGGTATTGGTAGACGAGACTACGCACTTCAGTCAACGGAAAGTTCAATAGTTGAATTACGCAACATTACAAGTGATTTAGTTAAAACCCAGTTAGACACAATAGGTAATACTAAAGTGCAAAATCAAAGGATAGATGATTTACACAGACGTGTGCTAATTCTTGAAAATAATGATTAAGGTACGTGGGCCAAACTCGATTATGAAAAAAAGAGGCGTAGCCCTGTTGTTTTTTTATTTACTTATGTTTCTAGGGTTAGCCTACGCATTTGGATGTGAAGGCACAGCAAAGATAGCAAGAACAACCACAGAGGTAAGAGGACTTGCAGAATCGTCTCTAAGACGATTTGATGACATAGCAGCACAATCGCCTTCTGTTGCAAACACAGCGTCTAAGGGTGCAACTGAGCAGTCACGTATTATTACCCTTACTGGCGAAATACAAGACACATTGCCGTACGTAGAAGACAAAGTTCCTGAGTGGGTGCGTCTATCTATGATTGCGGGTATTGCTACAATTGGTATTGTCTTAGTAGTTTTATTATGGCAAACTGGAATTGCACCAGTCTTGCGTGCTTTGTTTGGACGTATTGCTTTTATGATTCCTAAAGCAAAAAGGCAAGAAGCAACTTTGTTGAGGGGTGCGTTAGATGGGAACCAAGAAAAAATCCGCGAAGCAATCGCTGCAAAACGTGCCTCCGATCCTACCTTCGATGCCGCATGGAAAGCAGAAAAGGCTATCAGGAATAAGGCAAACAACGCCAACGTCAAACAACCTAGATAACTGTAAACCGCAATCTTTAGCCGTTTCTATTTACGGATGTACAATAGTTTTGCAGGATATCGTTGCAGAATACCGATTAAAAGAATGGGACCAGCGTGATTTGATCGCGACACTAAATCGCATAACTACACTTACAGAGGCGTTAGCCCAGAAAGCAATGAAAAAATGAGTCAATTCTTAGGTAGCGTATGGTTTGCACTTTTGCTTGGTAGCCTTGGATACATTGCTGGCATGTTTTTTCCATTGAGGCGTAAGTGATTTATGTCCATTAAATGGACGGCCAAAGACATAAGTAGTAATGTTGTACAGATAACTGAATCTGTTAAGAGTGTTAAAAATTGGGAATCTTGGTTTTTACTAAGTAGTGATAGGCACCACGATAACGCACATGCTGACCACTCTTTAGAAAAAAGACACCTTGATACTGCAATTGAACGGAATGCCGGTGTAATTGACGCAGGTGATTTACATTGCGCCATGCAAGGCAAGTTTGACCCTAGACAAGATAGGTCTGCTTTAAGAGAAGAATATACTTGTGGCAATTATTTAGACGCGTTAGTACGTGAAGCAGTAGATTTTTACAATCCATACTCAAACAATTTTGTTGTGATGGGTAGGGGTAACCATGAATCTTCTATTAAAAGAAGACATGAAACTGATTTAACTGAAAGAACTGTTGCCTGCATTAAAAACAAAAATGACGCATCTCCTATAACTACAGGAGGTTATGGTGGCTGGGTTGTTTTTAAATTTAAACGGCACGGTGCGACTCATATTGTAAAACTTAAATACTATCATGGTGCAGGTGGTGGTGGTCCAGTCACACGCGGTGTTATACAAACAAACCGTATGAGTGTATTTCTACCTGATGCTGACATAGTTCTAACTGGTCACACTCATGACATATGGCAAGTGCCTATTGCACGCGAACGAATAACAAATCGCGGACGTGTCTACATCAGCGAGCAGTTACATCTTAGGTCTGGAACCTACAAAGATGAATATGGTGACGGGTCAGGTGGTTGGCACGTTGAAACAATGAAACCGCCTAAACCCATGGGGGCTTGGTGGTTACGTTTCTATTTTGAGGATAAGGATCAACTAAAATGGCAAGCGATCCGGGCAATGTAGACCCAAATTCACCAGAAAAAAGAGTGTTAACTGGGTTTGTTGAAGAAGTAGGTGCTGATGCTGTTCTAGTTATTTGGAGTAGCACAAAGAAACGCAAAACTTCATCACGCGTTTGTTCGTGGGGTAATCACTTTGCAGTTAAAGGAATGCTTGAATGGGCATTTGAAACGCTAGTAGGTTTTGATCCTGACGATGAACTTGATGTACAAAGTGAAATAGATGAAGACGAAGATATTGAAGATATTGAAGATAATGAATAAAGGAAAGATATGCTTAATTGTATAAATTTAATAAGCAAACTGTATAACGACGAATCTGGTGGCGAATCAATAGAGATGGCATTGGTAACTAGTACGCTGGCTGTTGGTTCAATTGCTTCATATAAATCTGTTTCTGCTACGTTAGGGTCTGGTTTAGGTGGTATTGTTGATGGCATTGGAGAAGGTACAACCGTAGAGCCATAAGACATTTAGCAATAGGATAAGAGCGTATGAGCAGCGAAGATAACAGTGATTCAAGTGATCCGCTGAAGGAATACCAATTTAAGCCGGGACAATCTGGTAATCCGAAAGGTAGGCCCAAGGGTACGAGCATACAACGGGCAATGCGTGAACTAATTGAAGACGGTGTTGGTGGCGAAAATTTGCAACAAGCACTTGCACGCGTAGCCATACAAAAGGCGTTAAAGGGCGATCACAGGTTTTATCAGTTAGTAATTGATCGAATAGACGGTAAAGTGATAGATAAAGTTGAAACTGATAACAAACTTGAAATTGTCGTAAAATACGAAAACGATGGCAACAGTTGAAATAACACTACCTAAATTGCATACAGGCCAAATACAGGTCTTTGACAACGCTGCACGTTTTAACGTGTTGATGTGTGGACGAAGATTTGGCAAAACTACATTTGGACAATGGATTGCAGTGGATGCAATACTCAAAGGCAAACGTGTAGGGTGGTTTAGTCCTAGTTACAAATTTAGTGCAGATGTGTGGCGTGAATTAAAATTGATGCTGCAACCCATTATTAAGTCTGAAAACAAAATAGAAGGCAAGATGGTTGCACTTACAGGCGGGTCACTAGAAATATGGTCACTAGACAATAAAGACGCTGGACGGGGCCGTAAATACGGTTTAATCATTGTTGACGAGGCTGGCGTGGTTAAAGACTTAGACCAAATTTGGCAACAGGCGCTAAGGCCAACATTGACCGATTACAAAGGGTCGGCGTGGTTTCTTGGCACACCTAAGGGACGTGGATTCTTTCAAAGGCTGTTTCAGATGGGGCAAGATGAAAAGCGTGAAGGTTGGAAGTCATGGCGATTACCTACGCTAGCCAATCCCCACATGCCTGCTGAAGAAATTGAAAGTGCTAGACGAGAACTACCACCTGAAATATTTGCACAAGAATATGAGGGTGTACCTGCTGATGACGGTGGTTGCCCATTTAACCTAAAAGCCATTGGTGAATGTATTGCACCTATCAAATCTACAGACCCAATTATGTGGGGCGTTGACCTAGCCAAAAGCCAAGATTTTACTGTTGCGGTCGGTTTGGACGAAGAAGGTTGTGTATGCAGACTTGAACGCTGGCAAGGTGATTGGTCGTTAACGTCCGTGAAACTTGCAAACATGATTGGTGAGCAAATGGCCGTTATTGATAGCACAGGTGTAGGTGACCCAGTTGTAGAAACCCTACAATCCAAATGTCCACTAGCAGAAGGTTTTAAGTTTACGCAAATGAGCAAGCAGCAAATCATGGAAGGTTTGGCTGTTGGCATACAAACAACTAAAGTACGGTTTCCTGATGGCTGGCTACGTGCTGAGTTGGAACAATTTGAATACGAATATACAAGGACGGGCGTACGTTACGAAGCACCTAGTGGTGTACACGATGACGGCGTTTGTGCATTAGCACTTGCATGGCATGGCTTCACAAACAGACTACGTTCTGCATTTTCTTACAAGGTAATCTAATAAATGTTAAATTGGCTAAAAACGCTTTTTACTACTGAAATGTACAACCAAGCCTCTGTTAGAGTTTTGGAGGGTACAGGCAAGTACAACGCAAAGAATTGGCCTTTTAACCATAGGGCTGCTGTTAAATCTTTTAACTCATGGGTCTATGCTGCTGCTAACGTAAATGCTTATGCTTGTGCTTCAACACCATTAAGACTTTATGTACGTAATGACACCAGAAGAACAAAAGCCTTTAACACGAGAAAAGTCAACAGAGGCAGAAAATCATATTTACTAGGTGACTCAGGTTTGCAGCCTTCGATAAACACCATGCGTAAATTGATTGAGTTTGGTTCTGACTTTGAAGAGGTCACTGATTCGCACCCAGTAACAGATTTGTTATCTAAGGCTAACCCACACTTTAACGGGTTTGACCTGACTACATTACGTATTTTATATGGTGAGTTGACCGGCAACGCATATATGCAGGTTATATGCGATGAGCAGTTAGGCATACCAAAGCAACTTTGGCCTATGCCGTCACAATGGACCTACGTAAATCCAAGCCGTGACAACTTCGTGCAATCCTATACGTATGGTGCGCCGGGTAATGAAGATTTAGAGTTTATGCCTGAAGAGGTTATACACTTCAAACGGCCAAACCCTAATGACTTGTTTTACGGCATGGGCAAGGTAGAAGCGGCATGGGGAACTATTAACGTAAACCATGCGGTACACGAAATGGACCAAGCCACATATGCAAATCATGCTAGACCTGACTACGCAGTCATTGTAAAAAATGGTGCTACAAGTCAAAATCTAGAGAGATTTGAGTCTTACGTACAAGAGCAATTGCAAGGCACTAAAAAATCTGGCAAGTTCTTAACTATGACTGGTGATGTGCAGTTGCAGCCTTTGAACTTTCCGCCTAAGGATTTGGCTGGACGTGAAGATATTGTTGAAGAGATTGCAGCAGTATTTGGTGTGCCTGTCAGTCTGCTTAAGGCAAACGATCCTAACTTGGCCAGTGCCAAAGTCGGATATTCACAATGGCGTGAAGGCACAATTTTACCTTTGCTACGCATGGACGAAGATGTACTTAACCAAATATTCTTACCTATGTTTGGTTTAGGTGATGATGCCGTTCTAGCCTATGACAACCCGGTTCCAGCAGACAAGCAATTTGAATTGCAAGAAAGAACTACATTAGTCAGTGCAGGATTGATGACGCTAAACGAGGCTAGAGAAGAAAGCGGACGTGAAGCATATGATTCTGAAATTGCAGAAGAACCGATTATAGGCGGTATGCCTATAAGCCAAATAGGTCAGCAACCAACAGACCAGTTTGGTGGGATGTTTGGCGGACAAAGCCCACAGCAACCACAAATGCAAATGCCACAAAGCAGGCAAGAAGCAAACACGCAAATTGATCCACTACAAGAAAAAGACGCAGTGTTTAGCGATGTTGGTAAAACAGAGGTAACCTTTCCTAGCGAAAGTAAACCTTTAAGCGGGTCGCAAATATCAGCAGTTAACGACACGCTAGAAAAGGTACGCAATGGCTTGTTAACTGAAATTGCAGCAAGATTAGTAATTGCTGCTGCTGGTGTTCCTGAGTCTAACGCTGCAAGAATGGTAGAAGGGCAGTCGCCAAAGCGTGACCAAGAAAACCCGCTAAACCGGATGCCAAGACAAAACTGTGAAGAAGGTTGTGATGAACCATTTGGCGATGAGAAAGATGACTTAATGGTTAAAGACGAAACCGATAATTGCGTAGGCAACAAGATAGATGTGCTTATGGATGAGGGTTACGATAGAAACCAAGCAGTAGCAATTGCAACTTCTATGTGCAACAAAGCCGTAGACACTATGATTGCTGATCTACAAAAGTCTACCGATCTTGACAAAGACGCTATATCTTACAAACGTAAAACGGCAATGATTGCCAAGTTAGACAAGATGCGAGAATCCCGGTATTTTGAAAGTCTCGTAAACAAAACTAATTGATTGGCATATTGTGCTTAAATACACAAATACGTATCTAGATCAAATAGCAATTAAGGCTAGTGATTGCGGTGCTACAGGTGGACCCGGACCCGGCGGCGGTGGTTTTACGCAGGGCAATGACTGTGGGGGGGGTGACGGCACTGCAAGCACTTACAGCAAAGAAGAAATTGCAAAAGTCACTGACTGGGCTAATGCAAACTTTAAAAACAAAGAAGCAGCCAAAAAATTTGTAGATTGGTTCACAGGTTCACGAGTCTTAGACGAAGACGGCAACCCGATTGTTGTATATCACGGCACACAGAGGCCAGACAGATTACACAACGTATTTGACCCTGAACGTGCAACAAGTGGTCCAATGGCGTTTTTTACAGATGATGCAGAAATTGCAGGTAAATACGCTACTGGTAAAAGAGATACAAGTTTAGAAAGAGCAGGCGATTACCACGGATGGTTTGAGGCAGAAGTAAACGGAGAAACAGTAGACCTTAAAGAGGCATGGCGTAAGTTGCCTAGAGAAAAGCGTGAAGAGATAGCAAGCAAATTACCCCACGTTACAAATATAGACAAAGACGGTGTAGCAACTGATACTTACAGATTAGGTGATAAAGACGAATGGGGCTTATCTGGTGAAGGGCATTGGGATTGGACAATTAAGCAAGAAGCAAAAGGAAATGTACTTGACGCTGCTAAGCAAATTTGGCTAGACGGCGGTGGTCTATACAACAGTGAAAAAGAATTTTTAGAAGTTTTAAAATTAGGTGGTTTTGACACTGACGTAAAATATAAAAACCCAGACGCTGCTTTTCCTGCTGTTTACGCAGTACACCTGAACATAAAAAATCCATTAGACACAAGCAAAATACCTGCAAAGGTTATTGACGCTATAACTGAAGCAGCAGAATACGCACCTCCGGCATTGCCTGATGGATATGGTGCAGATGATTGGGACAAACGCACAAAAGACCCTACATATTGGATAGAGCGTTTAAACGAAGGCGATAAATTTGTATGGTCTAGTATTCCTGATTTTGTTACAGAGACATTAAAAGAAGAGGGTTATGACGGCATATTTGATACTGGCGGCAAAATGGGTGGCAAACCACATACCGTCTATATTCCGTTTGAAAGCGAGCAAATTAAATCATCTATTGCCAACAGCACATTTGACCCTAACGATCCAAACATAAATAAAGCAGCATCTAATTGTGGTGCTAGTGGTGGTGCTAGTGGTGGATTTAAAGAAGGTAATACGTGTGCAAGTGGTGACGGCACTTCTAGCACAGGCACAATAGAAGTAGACAAAGACAAACAAAAACAGCAGCAAGATACACCAAAGTTTAAAAATTGGTTTGGTAATTCTGTAGTTGCCAATGCAGACGGTAGCCCATTAATTGTTTACCACGGATCACCTGACGTACGCGATATTATGGTCGAAGGTTTTCAGATGGGTTACAACAGAGCAGATAATGGTTGGTTTTTTACTAACAAAGAATCTGTTGCAAACACCTATGCTGATGAACATAGAGCGTGGGATTTTCAAAAAGCAGAACCGCACGTTATACCTGTTTACCTATCTATACAAAACCCTGATGTTATTGACGCAAAGGGTCGTAAATGGCGTGAAACCGAAAAGCATGTTGCAAGGGCTAAGGCAAATGGTCATGACGGCATAATTATTAGAAACAGTAGAGATGAATACAACAACGTATCTACAGGCGGTGAAATGTCTGATGTATATGTAGTATTCGACAACAAGCAAATTAAAAGCGGTATGACTGGCCCGCTTAAAAGTAGAGTAGACGGCAAAGAAATTGGTGGCGGTCCTAACAGTGGTGCATTTAGTACTTCTGACGCAAACATACTTAAATCATCTGACTGTGGTGCTACTGGTGGTCCAAACAATGGTTTTGCAACAGGTAACGATTGTGCCGCTGGTGACGGCACTTCTACAACTTCTGGTGCTTCAAAGATACAAAGCAAGAAAGATGCAGTTGCAAAAATAAGAGAACAACCCGACAACATTATGAACGGTTGGTTTCGCAATGGCGATAAAAACTATAAGCCAAGATTAGCGAAGTTAATACAGGATGATCCTGAACTACGTGAATCTGGCAATAGAATTATGTACGACAACTGGAAAAACACCATTGCTTGGAAAAAACCAGAAACTGAAAATTGGTCATACGAAAAGTTTATGGACACGCCCACTGTTTTATATCGTGCAGGTTCTGTACGTAAGAATGATTCGTTTCTTTCTTTCACGCAAGATATAAAAATGGCAGAGCGGCACAGGGATTCGGGCATTGGTGGTAGTGGTGCAAGAGGCGGAGAAATTACCAAGATAACTTTAAAGCCTAGACAGACATGGGGTTCTTATACAACTACGGCAGAACTAGAAATTTTAGTGCCGCCTTCTGAAATTCCTGAAACTGCATTTACTAAATCTGCTTCTGGTTGTGGTGCAACTGGCGGGCCGGGTCCGGGTGGTGGAGGGTTTACGTCTGGCAATGATTGTGCAGGTGGTAGCGGCGGGTCAGCATCTAACAATGGTGCTACTAAGCAGTCAATAGACGAGTACAAGACAAGTACGCAAAGCAAAATTGACGAGTTAAAAACTAAATTAGATGACGCTGAAAAAGAAACAATGAAAGAACGCCGAGCAGTTGACGAATTAAGAAGTAAATACGGAAAAGATGACCCACGCTATAGAGAAGCGCTAAAGACAAGTAACGAAAACATTGACGCAACAAACGCTATTGCAAAAGAGTATTACAAACGTCAAAGACAACTTGAAATAGTAAAAGATGGCAAAAAAATAGAACAAGCACAAAACCTTGAAATTGCAGAAGGTTTAGATATTAATCCAGTTGTTGCTAACGCTCTCTTAGAAAATGCGTTGTACAAACCATATATGGACCACAGCAAAGAAAATGCTGACAGATACAAGTACACGTTGACTGAACAAGGAACTTTTAGTTCTTTTAATAATTCTGATACTTACGATTTTGTGGTTGAACCTATAGAAGAATTTGACAAGCAGCCTTTAAACACAATTGAAGAAATACCAGACCGTGAAGGATACGTATACAGAGGTATGAGCAACGAAGAATGGCAACTAACAAAAGAACGCGGTTACTTGCAATCTGCTGGCACATTAAACATTGGTGATGGACAAGATGGCTTAACTTTTTACGGTGGTTCTAGAACAGCAGAGTTGTACGCTAACGGTTTTACACATCCTGAGTTTAAGCCAACAAAAGGCAAGCCCGGCGTTGTTGTAGAAATACCACGTTCTTTAGTCATGGATCATACTGATGACGAAAACATACCACGTTCTGAATTTGCACACACTGGATCAGTTCCTATAGATAAAATTGAATCCAGATTTGAGTTACATGCGGTTGGTAGTACAAAGGGTAAAATTAGTTTAACACATCAGAATCGTGAAAAATATAATACGAGTTATAACGCACCATCTGTACAACACGCTATTAAGCAGGTAGGCGTTAAAAAGAAACTACCGCCGGGTGACAACGTAGCCAAACAACAGGCACAAATTAAAACACCATCATTTAAGAATTGGTTTAAAGGTTCTAAGGTTGCTAAGAAGGACGGCAGCCCATTAGTTGTACATCACGCAACAGATGCAAACTTTGATGAGTTTAAGGTTCCTGCATATTTTACAACCAACAAAAGATACGCAAATGACATGAATCGTAAACGTATTGTGTCTACGTATTTGTCTATCAAAAACCCTGCTGATCTTCGCAAGTTAAAAATTAGCCCTAGTAGATCAGACTTTGCAGATGTTGCTAAGGAATTAAAGAAGCAAGGGTATGACGGTGCGCAATATCGCAACGAGGCTTACATTGCATTTGACCCTAAGCAAATCAAATCTGTAACTGATAACACAGGCGACTTTGACGCAAACATACCTGACATGCGAAAGGGTTTTGCTAAGGCTTCAGATTGTGGGGCTACTGGCGGTCCACAAGGCGGTTTTACTGTGGGCAACGATTGTGCTGCTGGTGATGGTAGTGGCGGCAAAATAGAAACCAGCAAGCAAAGAAGTGGCCCGATATCTAGAGACGAAGCAAAAAGAGCAAAAGAATTGTTTGATGCAGAAGAACAAATTAAAGACGAGTGGGATGATGAAGTACAAATAGATGGCGAAACGTCTGATGGTAATCAATACGAACTTTGGCTAGAAAGCCAAGAAAATAAATGGTTAGATGAAGATAATGATTTATTAGTGACAGATAATTATCAAGGTGATTATTGGAGCGAAATTCCTGACGATACAGAATGGGAATTAAATAATACAACCGAAAAACTTGCAGGTGACGGTTCTATTCCTGACGGGTCAGAATTGTTAGATGACGTAGCCAAGTTTTATACAAAAAAGGGTGACGGAATAGTTAACAGTCATTTGCGTAATGGTTCAACAAGAGACGCTAAAAAATTCGCATTCAAATCTACAAACTTAAATGAAACTAAATTACAAGATGCAGCACAATCTTTAAACAAAGATTTTACAACTGAAAATTTAGATGACCTGCAAAAACAATCTAGGCTTGCTACTAACGCTACTAGAGATATTTATAGTTATTACGATGAAGTAAAAAGTAGTTGGCTAGAAAGAGGAACGCAAGAGACAAAGATAGAACTAAATGATTTTGGATACGCTGTTGAGGCTGCTGAACGTACTGGCCTTGCTACAGGCAGATCCATACAACAGTACAAAGATGGTAAAATTGACAAAGCAACGCTTTTGCAAAGGGTTAACCTTGCCAGTGAGTTCCAAACAGATTTAGCAAATAAAACTAATGCACTTGTTAAACGAATGGACCAAGACGCAGTTTATCGCATAAAGCAATTAGACAAAATTACTAACTTTGAAATTAGAGGCGGCAAACCATTTACTGTTTACCGTGGTATAGGCGTTGACAATGCTAAAGATTTGCGGTTGTTTGATTCTTTGCTAAAGGCAAAAGTAGGTGCAAAATACAAAATGAAGGCTTACGGGTCTTCGAGTCTTGACCGAAAACAAGCAATGTCTTTTGCTACTGAAATGAGCGGAAAAGATTCTGTAAGCATTTTGCTCAAAGTAAAAACTACAAAAGGTGCTTTTATAGATAAATACAGCGAGTATAAAGGCGAAAAAGAAGTTTTGTTGCCAAGAGGTTCTACGTACAAAGTCAATTCTAAAAAACTTGTTAGACGTGACAAAAACGGACAACTGACGTTGTTTGTTGATGTAACTAGGGAAGACTAAACAATGAAAAAACCTGAAACTAGAGAATTAGACGATTGGGACATGGTTTTAATTGAAGAAGACAATGATGAACAACCAACACAAGCCTGACGTGGCAGAAATACGCGAAAGGTTTGCTGAGTTGTGGTCTAGCCTTGGTGTAGATTATTCCGATGAAGAAATAAAACAGATGTTTCTAATAGAGTTGGGCGACGAATAAGGAGAAAAAAGTGGGGGAATTAGAAGGCCACATTATTGAGTGGTTCGTGTCGGGCGTGGGTTTAGCAGTTGTAAGTCTCATTGGGTTTGTTTGGCGCATTAGTCACAAGGTCAACGAGTTAGAGAAAAGGCTACAGGGACAACAAGAACTTAGAATGTCTGACATGATTCAAATTAGAAAAGATATCGATTACGTAGTATCTAAGGTGGACAAAAACGAGGATAAAATGTATTCAATCGTGAGAAATCCAAATAAATGATAGTTCTACAAAGCAACATATGGACTGGTCCAGACGTTATACGTAAATTTGCTAGTTACGATCCTTTTGGTGCAAATTTGCCTATCGATGGTTTTTCTTCATCGTTAGATAGTCTTCTTAGGTGGTCTATTACTAATTTTGCTTTTGATTTAGCAAGCGGTGATATAAGTCAAGGTGCTTATAAGCGTGCCTTAAACGATTTGCTCAAACTGCATTTTGGTGCTGAGTTTGAAAGTGATTTAGCAAAGAGGTCTGAAATATATGTTGCTGCTGCATATGCAGACGGTGCAGAAACAGCAGATAACAAATTACGGTCTTTAGGTGCTTCTTTAGATGACATAGAAGAATCAAGAGGAAAGGTCACTAGTGCATTAGGTCAAGCCGTCGATAGAACCGTCACAAGGTTGTCAGACGGCGTTGGCGGTACTTTTAGGGTTCAGATGCGTGACCTAGTGGGTCGGGGCATAGAAGAAGGTCAATCGACTAATGAAATTGCTGCAACAGTTAGAGAATGGGCAGGTGCAAACAATGACCCAGAGCGACAAACTCGTGCTAGATCAGTAATGATTGCCAGAACTGAAACACGTAGAGCGCAGATAGACGCACAAACTACAAGTTGGAGAGCAACCAAAATTGTGCAAGGCAAACAATGGCTTCTTGCACCGAATCCGTGTCAATTCTGTTCTGCTGCGGCAAGAACTGGCATTATACCATTAGACAAGCCGTTTTATAAACTAGGCGAAGTTCTAACTGGTACAAAGGGCGGCAAGATGGTTTTAGATTATGAAACAATATATGGGCCTGCATTACATCCAAATTGTCGATGTGATTTGCTACCTGTGCCGATAAAAAGATAGAGAAACATATGCCAACAATGATTAAAAAAGAACTAAGAGCAAACGTGGCACCTGATTTTCAAGGTGATCTTGTTGCTAAATTAACTACCGAGTCAATTGATCGTGACGGTGAAGTGCTAATTCCTCAAGGTATGAATGCTAAAGATTTTGAAACTAACCCAGTGTTGTTTTGGAATCATGACTATGCACAACCTGTAGGTAAAGTTCTAACCTTAAAACGGCACAACGGTTACGTCACAGGAGCATTACAATTTGCCAAAAGGCCAAAAGACTATCAAGGTGAGTTTTTCCCGTCTTTTGCTGAAGCCCTTGTAAGACAAGGCATTGTAAAAGGGGTAAGCGTCGGTTTTGTGCCAGAAGAAAATGGAATGCGAAACGCGACACGGGGCGACAAGGCAAAATACGGCAACCACGTTAAACGTGTATTCAACCGTTGGAAGTTGCTAGAAGTTAG